GTAAGTTTGTTTGCTGTTGTATATTCCCACATTGCAGGTATAAGACTATCTAAAGTATCATCAAGATTTTCTGTTTCAGTTTCGTTAGTTGCATAAGGTACTATTACTAATACTTTCCAATTAGATGCATAATCTGCATTATATTGATTCTCATATACAGTAACAAAATCTGTATCAGGTTCTAAGATTGCACATAATGGTTGTGGTTTCTCTGGTACATATGTATATACCTTTGATATACCGCCAAGAATTATTGCTGACTTTATTTCATCTCTAACTGTTGTTAGGTTCATTAAGCAAACCTCACCATGTAGCGATTAAGTAAAGGATATACACCAACAAGAGGGTCTCTTGCAGTATTGACAGGTGCTCCATCATATGTTGCATATTGAGCCACACCTGTTGGTGCATTACGACGCTGGAAAAGTTCTGACCCTACTTCAATGTAGCACCGCTTGAGTACACCTGCAGGAACCTTTGTGCTTTTAATATAAGAAGCAACTAATTCCTTTGCTGTATCCCAACATTCTTGTACATAGTCGTCATCATTAGATGATGCTCCTACATATGCTTTCAAATCAGTCCAGTCCATAATCTACTCCTAAATTAATCTAATGGATTAGCAACTATTGTCATTGCCTTTGGTTCTGGAGCAGCGATGCCCAAATATCCATAGACAGAGAATGAATTTGTAAGTGCAGTAATCTCTTCGTCGTTTAGGCGGAAAGGTGCACCTGCAGATTCATAAGTTGTAAGTGCTGCGGAGTTACCAACATAGAATGAACCACCAGCGAGTGATGGGTCCATAACAATTGGTAGTCCAAGAATTGTTCCAGTCAAACCAACAGGGTTGATTGAACCGAATGTGTTTACAGTTGCACCTGCATTTGAAAGAATTGGACGACCTGCGTCATCTACAACCTTAGCAAGTGCTTGGAATACATCGCTTGATACGAGAATTACTTCAAGTGCACGACCTGCGTTGTTATTTACATCAGCAGCAGCCTTTGCAAGTGCGCCAATAACTTCATCCGCTTGCCATGCAGAAACAGATGCTGTATTGAAGTTTGCAGAAGCAGCAACAACTGCAGCACGAGCAGCAGCGTTTGTTACAGCAGCATACTTAGCAACAAGTGCTCTAAATGCTGTGTCTACATAAGCAACAGATGAACGCTCTAATACCTGACGAGAGAAATCTGTGTATCCACCATAAGTCTTAATTGGTGCAGTTTGTGATGTGAGAGAAATCTTGCCATAAGCGAGTGTGTCGCCTTCTGCTTCTTGCTCTGCTACATCAAGTGTGTTTGTATCCAAAACTGGATATTCAACAGTCATGCCATCAGCAGGTAGTGCTGCAGATGAAAGTACATTGAATGTTGGGCGTCCTGCATTAAGAATGCGGACAGTATCAGAGACCCATGCATTCTTTAGAATGCTGTCTCCTGTTGTTCCACCAGTGAAACGCTTGTGAAGGTCAATTGCTTCGTCATTACCTGACGCAACAGCCTTAACATATTCACCATAGGAGCGGAACTTAATTGTTGGTTCTGCAGAAACAGAAGCGGTAGATAGAACATCAAGTCTACGCTCTAATTCTTCTGCGTGATTACGAACTTCTGCGATTGCAGAATCATAATTTGTGTTTTCAGTCATTATTTCCTCCTTGACTTCTTCTCTAACTTCTGTTACAGAAGCATTCTCATAAGCAGGGAATGCCACTAAGGAAACTTCCTTAAGGTCCACTTTCTTACGAACGATTGTTTTGTCTTTCTTTTCATCTACAACTGGAATAAATCCAACTGAAAATGATTTAATTGCTCCATCTTTTACAAGATTAAGAGTTTCATTACCTAAGACTGTTTCAGAAATCTTTGCACGAATGAGTAAACCTTCATCAGATTCTTCCATTTCAGTTACTCTGCCAATAATTTCTTTGTGGTCTCTAAACAATTTAACATCTGAATTCAAATCTACTGCGCCTTTATCAAAACGCTCAGACCATCCTCCGCCAATGTCAATTGTTTCATTGAATGGAACAGCCACACCAGAAACTTCACGCTTCTCTGTGTCTGTTGCTCGTATTTCAAACGAGCGTGTGATTAAATTATCCATTTCCATTACTCCATTTTATGCTATAGGTTGTTCAGGTGTTGGAGCAGTTTGTGCATCCATCATAGGCATTCCTTCAATTTCACGAACTTCGTCAATTGTAAGAAATCCTTTATCTAAACCTATTGCGTATGCCTGATATCTTGCTGTTTGGTTTGGACGAAGGAACTCAGTTAAATTAAACTCAGCCTCTTGTCCTCGTGGCAATAAATCAGTAATTGCTTGTTGAATTCTTACAACATATTGCTGTAGTCCATCATCAAACAATCTTGTTCTATCTTCATTACCATTAATGTATGTAAGTCCCTGACCTTCAATAGCCATAGCCAAATACATTGGTGGAACACCAAACATTAATGCAACTTGACGATTAATGAACTTTTGGTTTTCCAAAAATTGTGCCTGTTCAGGATTTAATGAAACTGATTCATATTTTAATCCTGAAGATAGAACAGCGACACTTCTTTCTCTCTGTGATGTAATAAATGCGTCTTTATTAGACTTTGCCACATCCTCAGAAAGAAATTCTGTTGTTGTTAATGTACCTGTTGGTACTGCAGATGTTCTAAACCAGTTATCTGCATAATTTTGAAGGTCCAAAGCGGAACGCAAAGTAG